CTGTGCCTTACGAGCGGACCACTGACCTGATGCTGTGCCTTGGACTGCGGAACCCTTGATCTGGTTGAACAGTCGCTTACGCATCTCAGGCTTGGTGTAGTTCCCAGCCGCGTTGACTTTGCTCTTTGCCTTAGCCATTACCACTTCACCTTATCAGCCCAATACGCCGCAGACATCTTGCCCTTGGCGATGTTGGATGCATGACGAGACTTGAACGACTCACGGCGCTTGCGATAAGACTCAGACTCTCCTGATTTCCTAGGAGAGCCTGATACGCCTTGCTGACCAAAGCGGATGGTCTTGATCTGATCGCCAGACTTGGCGACCACGACATGCGACTTGGTCGGATGACTTGGGGTTCTCTTAGGCTTGTTGAACCCAGAGACACCGGCCTGTTTCAGTCGTGAGTCTCCTGTAGCCATGACTCACCCGCAGAGAACTGTGACCTTAGACACTTGATCCAGCGTCAACACCGCGAAGTCATTGTTTCCGCTCTTCGTGGTCAAAAGACCCTCAGGAGGAACCATGGCATCGTTTGCAGTGCTGTCGGCTGGGGTGAACAACTTCAGCAGCGTGGTGTTGTTGGGCTTGGCGGTGAAGGTAATGCTACCCTCGACCGACGAGGCCACATAGATCACCTGCTTGATACGGGTGCGGGGGAACGCAAGGTCACCGCCGTAACCGATCTTGATGCCACCGGTCGAAGCCGCGCTGATGCTGATGCTGTTGACACGGGTGTAGTAGTTGGTCGAATAGACCACGGTCGCGCTCGGGCCTGTAACGGTCTCCGTCACGATGCCGTCGTACCCCGTAGCACCAACCTTGACACCGGTGACGGTGAAGGTCTTGTTGGCATCCGCGCCATTGGAGGTGATGGAAACTTTGTAGCCAGTTCCGTACTGACCTACATCATTCGCCAGAAGGGCGATGTTCCCAGACGCAGCAATGGTCGCAGAAGAGCGGAAATAGTCATCGTCGCTGGTCGGGTTAACCGCCCAGACATCGTACTGTGCCATAGAGAATCCTCCGCTTTAAAATTAAACGGTGACGCTCTTGTACAGGGCGATATACGCGGTGGTCGCTCCGACCAGAACCTGAATGTAACCCTGCTGGGCCGACACTGCGCCCGAAGCCGCGTTGACCACCACACCAATCTTGGTGCTGCCAACCGTCAGGGAGGTGCAGAGAAGGTTCGTGATCGTGCCGGAAGCAGCCTTGATAACCGTCGCGGACACATCACCGATGAAGCCATTGTCCGACTCAACCGGACCAGAGAAAGTAGTCTTAGCCATGTTTAAACCTCGTATGCGAGTTGCCTGCCAGTCTGCATACCGTCAGCCGGGTCTGTCTGGCAGGCTAAATTATCCCGGTAGTGCGATTAAACACTACACATGCACAAAAAGAAAGGGGGGCTTTCGCCCCCCCTTCCATTCCGACCCTATCAGGTCGAACCCGGCGAACCGTAGATGCCAAGCGGATCGCTGACACCAAACGAGTAACGCTCACGGGCCTTGTACCGGACATTCCCGGTATCAAAATCTCCGTCCATGGAGGTCGAGAGCGGGGTACGCACGAAGTGCTTCATACCGTTCGGGACATCCGTGATGATGAAGAAGGCGTTCGTGTCAGTCAGGTAGTGATTGACAGCGTAGCCTTCCGGGATAGCGCCCATGTTGCGGATCGCGTTGATGTCGTTGTCGGCGGTCGCCGTGCGGAGAGTGGTCTCCATCAGGCGCTCGGCAACGAACATCAAGTTCGACGGCACAACGAGACGACGAGGACGGGCGGCGATCAAGAGACCGCGCTCGTCCACATAGTTCGCAATCGAGATGATTGCGTCTTCCAAGGAAGTCTCGTTGAGGTCCGCACCCACGGTCGGACGGTTGGCATTGGTGCCACCGCTGACCAAGGGGTGAGCCGTGCTGAACAGCGTCACACCGTCTCCCGACTGGAAGGTGGTGAAACCGTTGTTGAGCAGAGCCGCAGCCTTGACCTGCTTGGTGTTCGCCATACCACGGGCGAGAGCCTTGGTGTAACGAGCAGAGAGTTGGTCATAGAGATTGTCCTCCATGGCCTCCTCAGTGATCGAGAACCCCATGGCGATCGTCTCGTGGTTATAACGAGCCGTCCAAGCCTCCTGCGCGTTGTCGTAGGCAATGGCCTGACCTTCCTGCTTGACAGGGGCCGTGCCGAAGCCCGACAACTTGACTTCCTCTTCGAAAGCCTTCTCGGAGTTTTCGGTCTCATAGATGAGGGTATGCTCATCTTCGTACTTCTGGTACTCCAAGCCGAACAGGGCGTTAAGCCCCGGCAGGAGTTCCTTCAGCATCTGTGCGCGTGAAATAGCCATTTCTCAGAACTCCTTTAGGCAGTGACGCTACTGTAGTAGCCGTGGGTCAGAACATTGAGTTTGACCAACAACTCACGGTAGATCGTGAAGACAACAGTCGAAGCAGAGGGGATAGCCGTCACCGAACCCGGCACCGCGATAGCGGCGTTCAGGGTAAGCGAGGTATCACCGACCGCAGCCGCCACGCTGAGGAACGAACCAGTCTCAATCAACTGACCGTTCGATGCGTAGTAGGCCACGCTCGTGCCGACCGGGAGAGCCGCCGGAGCGCCCGAACCCGTGAGGGTAAGGGTCGTGCTGGAGGACGAACCCGTCGCCGTGTACGAAAGCGAAGTCTCAGGGACCACGCCAACGCAGCGCAGCGGGAGGATGCTGGTCGCAGGCGTAGCCGAAGGCGCGAGGATCGCGTTCTTCGAATTGCCCGTGTTCACATTACCCGTGTTGTCAACAGCCGAAAGGTTGGTTCCGACCAGCGCATACGCGCCCGATGCCATGACCGTAGTCGCAGAGCAGACCGCAGCCTTGAACACAGTGTCCGGATCGTCAACGACATACGCCAACGCATCACCAGCCAGCGTCGAAGCCGGGTAGTACTGCGAGAAACGCTTGTCCTTGGTCACCGGATCGGTGTAGGAGCAACCAACGAAAACGCCGGTCACCGCGTTGGAATTGGTGGCAGCACCAATCGAAACGCGAGTAGCCGAACCTCGCACGACTTTGACGAAATCTCCGTAGAAGATGTTCGTGTCATAGCCGTACTGAATCGGGTACATACGGGTGGAACCCGCAAATACCTGACCGCCGATGAGGTTGATCGGCAGGAACCCATAAGGGCTAGTAACATCAGTTCCTGAAGCCATTTGAAATTACCTCGAAAAGTGGAAAGATAAGGATTTAACCTCGTCCGAAACTGGTGCGCGTCGAACGCTCCGGATTAAGGAGCGGCATACGCGGATCATTCTCCCGCAGATAACTGCGGTCCACACCATCGATCTGTCGGTCAGAAACTTCTTGGAAGTACTTCTGGCGTTGCAGCATCTTCTCAAGGGGAGCCTTGCAAAGGAGCAAGCCACCCACTTCAACATTGCCTTTGAACTGGGAGTTGAGGTCAGACATGATCTTCAACTCAGGATGATCTTCTGCCTTCACAGGCTCCCAGCCTTCACGCATCTGGCGCGAGACATTCGTGTTATCCGAACGCCCCAGAGAAGAGGTGCGAATCCAGCGGAACACCCAACCATCTTTCTGTTCCGGGACCGGTAGTGCGGATTGCGGCAACCAAGTGTCGTTAGGACGGGCTTCGGTTGCACGGTCGATACGGATTTTGCGCTCTTCAGCCATTTGAAGTCTCCTTGATGACCTGTTTGGCATACTGCTCGGGGGTAAGGCCAATTCGCTTTGCGAGAGCGACTTGTGTAGCAGTCAACTGTATTTTGCGTGGTCTTGAGCCATTGTTCCGATTCGACGGGGCTACCACGGTGGAGGGGGTGCGTTGAGCCGGTGCAGATGTCACTTGGACATCTTCATCCTTCTCAAAGTAGTCTGGGAATCGTTGCCGCATGGCGGCATCGATCTTCTGATAGTACTCGTCGGTGTCGGGCTGTACGCCTTGTTCCCGGACGAGCGTCTCATGTACTCCATAGGCCAGAGCGGTCATGGCACGGTTCCCATTGGGACCGAACCATGGGTTGCCCTTGGTCCACTCTATGGCCTTGCTGCTCGGCTGCGGAGGCTGGTAAGCCTGCTGCTGAACGGGCTGCTGAACCGGCTGCTGTGTCTGCTGGGGGCGACGGTTCTGAAGGACGCGCTCATGCTTCTCTGCCTCGCGGACTTCCGTCTGCGCGTTAAGAAGTTTCTCCTGAGCGTCGATGATTCTCTGGGAATCACCGGCTTCGTAGGCTTCCTTGTACAGGGACTTGGCCTGATCAAGAGCCAACGATGCACGGGCCTTGATCTGTGAGACCAAGGCACCTTCGCCGCGCTGGATCAGCGACTCGTACTGCTGGTTCTTAGCAGCCAACTGCTGCGCGAACTTGACAGCCTCTTCACGCATCCGCTCTGCGGCTTCCCGCTGACGGTGCGCTTCGTGCTGCTCGTACTTGAGTTTGTTGATCCGCTTGCGGACCTTGTCGCTGTAATCCGACAACTCTTCGTCGTCTTCCTTCTCAGCCTGTTTAACCGGCTGCTTGGGGATGTCGTCAACGATGTCGAGTTCGATTTCAGGTTCCGGGGAAGATTTGACCTCTTCCTTGACGGGCATCTGCAACGGAGTTTCCACCCCGAAGAACTTGTCCTCTCGGGACATCTGCGATGTTTCTGCGCTCATACCTTGACCACTCCACGCGGATCTTCAACGATGGCTTCAACGCTATCGTCGTTGATCAGTCGGAACTCTTTCCCATGGACCTTGAAGCGGGTTCCCGAATAGGAACGCATCATGATCCAGTCCCCTTCCTTACAGTAGGGGCCAGAAGGGAAACGATCAGTGGACTTGTAAGCATCCGGTCCCATCGAGATGACGAAACCAACGATGCTCCCAATCTCTTCAGACTCAAGTGTCTGAGAAGCCTTGAGGATTCCACCTTCTGTCTTCTCTTCCGGGTTGGGCAGGGCGATGAGGATTTTGTACCCACTAGGCTTGGGTAACTGACTTGCGACCTTTTCGTCGTCTTTCTTGGACATGTTTAAAGCACCTTCCGGCGTTTGCGCCCCATGTGGGGTGGTTGCACTGTTTACACAGCGAAGTTGATAACTTGTTTAATCATCGTCAATTTGATTCGTGAGGTCAAGTAGTTCTCGCTCTGCACGGGCAAGACCCTCGACGACCCCACAGCATCTCTTGTATTCCGGGAAGTCGGCACAGCCTCCCCCGGCGATGTGATCAGCGAGTTCATTCATCTGCTGCCTGAGGGATTTTCTCAGGAATTCCGCGAGGTTATTGCTTGCGGTTTGCATTTGAATCCCTCATTTCCTGCTCACGCTGCTGGGCGGAAAGCATGTTTCTGGCGATTTCGACCCCCAACTTGGCACCCTCGATCTTGTCCTTTGAGGCAATTTCCTTGCTCTGGAGTTCGTTCTGGGTGTTGGTTGCGGCGATCTGTACGCCAAGACGCGCACCTTCGATACGCTCTTGGGTCTTGATACGGTTCTGTTCTGTCTCCATCCGCATCTGGGCCTTCTGCATATCCGCTTGGATTTTCGCCATGTCGGACTGGGCCTTCTGCTGGATCTCCTGCGCTTGGAGTTGGAGTTTCTGTATCTCCATCTGGAGGATAGGATCCTGTTGCTGCTGCTGTTGCTGCTGCATCTGGGCTTCCTGCTGGGCTTTTCCCAATACCTGAGCCGCTGCCGGGGCCACAAGACCAGAGATGCGGTACTCGATATCCTCTGGGAGAGGTTCCCCCGGAGGAGGCAGTTTGACCCCAAGTTGCTTTTCGATCTGCTGACGGTAGGCAAAACCCAAGTGTTCCGCCACATGGGCTGAGATGTTGGCCTGCAAAGCCTGAGCCGCCTGCGGGTTTTGCTGGAGCATCCCCTGTAGACGGGGATCCTGCATGAATGACATGTGTACTTGTATATGGGCCTCGTGGTCCTGATAGATGAAAGCCTTGATGGGCTTCATCTGCAAGGCGTTCATGTTCTCCGTCACAGGGTCTGTGATGGGGATATTGGCCTTATCCGGGAGGACTTCCTGCGAATCCGCTATCCCAAGAG